TAGAAAAAATTAAACTTGAATATCTAGTTCCAGCGGTTTTATTTACAGATTCATATTTGATTAAATTTTCCAATCTCTTACGATTTTCCCATATTGATAGTTCTTCAAAGTTCCCATCTGGAACACTTACTCTTCTGTTTTGAGCTTCTTTACAAATGTAGAATTTCTTGTTTCCTGGGAAATAGTAAACATTCCCCTTTACTGCTTCGGATAATGGAAATTTCCCATCTTCTTTTCCAAGTGCAGAAACTACTCTATCATCAATTTCTTGAGCTGTTCCTGTATACCCACCTTTTTGTGTATAGTTAGTTTCTAAGAATTCTTTTGTGATGTATAGATCTTTTCCCACTCCTTCCACTACAATAGACTGAGCATTAGATGCAATTAAATTAAGTTTCAATTCTATCTTAAATGGACCGTCAGTTTCTGGTGGAATCCAAGAAGTTTCGTCTCCATCATTCATGTAATAGTACATTATCTCTTGTTCATTGTCATTAACAAACACACCTATTTCTCTTGGATAATACCCTGTTCTAAGACTCACATTATCAATGTTAGTAGTCAAAATAACTGTGTCATGTTCCTGGTTTAAAGTCAGAATTCCTTTCTCAACTTTTTGATTAATCAAATGTTCTAGCTCTGCTGGGTTATCATAGTTATCTAGTCTACCATCACCTATTTTAATCTTAGCAAAGTTAATCGGCTTGTTCTCTGCCTGAATTTTAGCCAAGTATTCTCTACCTTTTTTCGTTATTCCATTGAATTTCATTTGCTAATACCTCCTATTATTTGCTTGTATCCTTTGATATAAATAGCATTATTTACAGTAAAGTCTTTCTTTTTATTTTCCTTAGTTGCTAATAATGTTACTTCTTTAAAACCAGATATGTAGTATTTAGATGTGTTTATCTGCTTCAGCTCTATATAGTCTAAATGGCTTCTAACATTCTTATTAGCTTCTATGTTTTCCATCAACTCTCTATACTCGCTAGGGTCTGTTATTTTCTTGTCTGTATATATTCTAAAAGTTCCAGGTCTACCATTGTAAGCAGTCCATTCTTTTACATCAAATCCTTTATACAGTAGCCCACACACATCTTTTAATACCTTAGTTGTTCCCATATTAATCTTAGAAAATATAGCTCTTTTAACTATCTTTTTCTTTTCTTCAAGAGTTGCATTTTTAGTGTATATAGAGTATTCCCACAAGAGCATATTAATCTCTTGCTCATTCATTAAATCTATCATTTCTAGCTTTTTTAATTCGCTATTTATGATAGAGTTTCTACCTCTCAAGACATAGTCTATAGACTCATATATCCATCTTGTTGTCGCATCATCTATAGTAGATACTGCAGCAATGTCTGTTAATTTCAAGTCATCTATTAATATCATATGTCTTCAACTCCTAGATAATTGACTACTACACTAGCATTACACTTAGCAAACTGATGAGGTTCTAGCTTTTTGTAAGCTGGAGATGTTATAACAGTTCTCTTTACTCCTGCAAGCTTTAATCTTTTGATTAACTCGTCAGGTATGATGTCCCTTCCTAACTTATTTTTTTGCCATTCTACATACTCATTTACTGCTGTTTGTACTTTAGCTTTTATTAAATTAATATTGTTTTCATCTGCTTTATTTATGTAATAATCAAATTCAACTTTGTAATCTACAACTTCAGGGCTTTTTATAGTAACCTTATCTGTCAAAGGTCTTATTTCATCAGAATTCACAACCTTTAAAACTTGATTTCTCAACTCTTCAGAAGGAACTCCATCTTTTGTAAGTACATAGATATCAACTTCGCAAGGGTTTGGACTCTTAACAGTAACATCAACTATCTCTGGAGATGTTGATAAAGTCCAAAACACATAAGCTCCAACTGAACCCGCAACAGAAAAAGAGTCAGGTACTAGTCTTAATCTTTCTCTGTATACTTCATCTTCTTCCAAGTCTGTACCACCATTTGAAATAGTGATATTTTCTACTTTAGAAAAGTAAGGATATAAGTCAACCATCGTATTGATGTGTCCTATAGGAATATTATTCCCTATTGTTCCTGGTGTTTTACAAGTAGCAATTCCATCTACATATAAGGTATTTTCTGCTATAGAATACTCTTCATTTGTTTCAAAATAAAGGTCATTATATCTAATCAGGCTCCCTTTTGGGATTACTATTTTCTTTTGTTTAGCAGAAATGATATGGAATCTAAAAGTAGCTTTAGCATATTGCTCTTCTAATCTAAGCCCCCTATCTCCGTATCTATCCCCTAATAAGTCTAATCTATAATCTCTAGCATATTTTAAGTAATTCTGCTTTAAATTATCGTTATAGTTTTCTTCTCTCATAGCTATAAGATAAGCAACACTAGCAAAGATTAAGCCTTCGGGCGAGTGTTTAGAGATTTTTCTTCCACTTAACTCTTCGAACTTTTCCTGCATTTGCTGTCTCAGTTCTTCAGCATTTGCATATAATATTTCATAAGTATCATCTATCATACAATCACCTCTATTTCTAGCATTATTTCTAAGTCATTATTTTCTAATTTTAGATCTAAATTTTTAAGCAGTGCTCTTGGTTCATACTTCTTTAAATTAGTCATTAGTAAGCCTATAAGCTTATTCTTAATAACAGGAATGTTCTTATCAACTACATCACTATCTAAAGAAAAATCTCTCATTAACGGCTGTTCTTCCTTTGTAACTCTTAGTATCATATGTACATTTCTTACTACATCTTCTATCTCATTTTGTGGGTTATAGTTTATTTCATCTTTAGAATTTATCAAAAATATCATAGTTTAAACACCTTCTTTTGTAGATTTTTTACAGTGTCTTCATACTCAACTCCAAGAATAGTCTTAGCAGTTTGTCTGTACTCTATCTTTTTTTGATACTGTAAAGGGTCATCTACATACTCCAATAGAGTTATATCCAAATTGATATAATCGAACTCTCCTGTTACAGCATTGAAATGCGATAGTGTTTCTTCAATTCCTGTTATCAAAAATGGAAACTCTCCTATCACATGATATCCAAGTATTAGAGGAGCAAATTTCCCTAAATCCATAAAATCTTTTAACATCTGTAAATGTAGACTAGGAGCTTTTGTAAGTCCAGCTATCAATTCTATCGATAAACTAACTTCCATAAGTTCTCTACCTTGTTGTCTCACTTTACCAATACCATAGATGGGCTCATGTTGAGTTATTTTAGCTTTTCTACTTCTTGATAATTCTTTCTTTAAAGAAAATACATTCAAGTCACTAGCATAAAAAATTATGTCTCCTAAACTTCCAATCATGATGGACCTCCTGTATTACTGTTTCCAGGTTGTATTCCTGAGTGAGTATGAGTATTAAGATTAATGCCATCTAAAATAGCTGTACCTTTAGTATCTGTATTAGATTTAAAAGTAGTATCTCCATCAACAGTTAGTGTCTTTTTAATCTCTACGTCTGCGGTAATAACTACTTTTGTGACAGGGGACAATGTCAAAACTCCATCTCTATAAGAATAGAATCCTCCATCTGAGAATGTCCTTTTTACTTCTCCTTCTGAAATTTCAGATGCTCTCATAGGGCAACCTAAGATGTAACCTTGCTCCATCATGTCTGGCAATGATAAGACTATAACCGTTTGACCCTTCTCAAGATGATAGTTATCCGAATGTGATTCTGAGAATGGAACCAGGATATTTAACCAATCTGAGATTTTATTATCCCTGTCTGGAAATATAACTCTTGCTTTACCATTAGCTATGTCTATATCATTTACTTCCCCTTGCTTCAAGATATCCAGCATTCTTACTCACCACCTTTTTTATTTTTAATCTTATTTGCTTTTTTTGTTTCTCTTTCTTTTTTTCTTGTATTTGCAGTTTTAGCCTTTTCTTTCTCTGCCTTATCTTTTTTAGCTTTATCTAGTGCTTTTGCTCTCTCTTCTGCATTTTGTCTAGCACCAACTTTAAAAGCTTCTATATCACAAGTGTAGTCTCCATCGATATTGTGAGTAACTTTATCAATTACATATCTCCCAGCAAATCTACCAAAGCTATCGTCTAGTTCTATAATGCAACCTGCACAGTATTTAACATCTCCGTCAACTGTTAAGTTTATAGAGTACTCTTGCTTTAAACTATCCTTTAAAGTTTTCTCGGCCACTTTCTTAGCTTGAGATTTTCCTTTAGTTTTAATCTTTTTTGTCTTAGCTTTTTTAACTCTTTTTTTAGTTTTTGTTTTATCTGCTTTCTCTTTAAAAGCTATATATCCTCCATCATCAAGCATTTTTTACCTCATTTCTTTTCTCAAGTTCTTCTTTTGTAATTGTCTCAACAATGTGTTTCTTCTTATCTGCATCATAGTAGCTAACCTCGACTTTATCATACACTCCTTGATTTTTCTTCTTTAGTGTAAAGCTTCTAATACGAAAATCTTTAATATTAAAGATATCGATATTATCGTTATCAATTAATGCATCATCATTAAAGACTATTAGCTTATCATCAGTAACTTTCAAACTTAGAGCTGTTTCAGATAGAATTCTTTTTAAAAATCCTAAGTCTGTTTCTCTGTCCTGATCTAGTCTATCAAAGAAAGCATTATCACAATGTAACTCATAATCTAGTTCATGCTTAGTTGCTATTTTAGATAGAAGTTCTGATAGAGTTATTTTTTCCCATGCAACACTGTTAACCTGCTCTCTTATAGTCTGGTCTAACGGTAATGCCAGGCATTTCAATGATAATCTTTGGTTATTAAAAGTAGTTTCATCTACATAGAAAATTCCAAGGTCTAAGAACTTAGATATCCCATTTTCATTCTGCTGGATCCCCACTAAGAGTCTTGAATTTTCATCAGGATACCATTCGTTGAGCCATCTATAATCTAAGTTTTCCAAGTCTAACTCTAAATCATCTACAGCATTTTTTGAGTTATCTGTATAAGTCATTGATGAAATACTAGGTTGTATTTCTTCAGTAATATCTACACCTTCATAGAAAACTAATATCTTTATATTTCTTGCTATCCCATTTCTATCAGCCTCCTTTTTGCAATAAAAAAAAGAGCAGCTTTTATACTGCTCTTTGTAGATTTAATCCTCAAACAAAGTATCTACATCATAATTTTCTTTAATCCACTCTATGAAATCATCTCTATCAGTTCTTGCTTCCCCTTTTTCTTTTTTGTATGTATCTATTAAAACCTTCACCATTTCTATATTAGTATTACTTTGGCTCTTACCTAACTTTTTTAGGACATAAGCAGGTTCATAAGGTTCTAATTTATTAACATATGTATTTTCTACTGTTGCCATTTTAAATCTCCTTTCTTATTTTATAGCCCCTAAATAAAATTCAGATGATCCTCTTCCAGGTTTATATATTACATCTCCTGTTATTTCTGCTGGAATTTTATATACTATATTAGTTGTCTTAGCTGTTAAAGGATTTAATTGATCTAAAAATAATCCCCATCCGTCTTCTAAAATAGTTTCAGTGTGGTCATATTCATATTCTGTTCCATTATAATTTATAAATACTGACCCGTCTACAACCATTCTACTTTCCTTGTCGGCATTTTTGAAAGTAACATTGATTATTAAATACTTTGTATCTTTTTCAGCTTTTAACTCTTCAAAGTCACTAATTTTTTTACTATTTACAACTTCAACAGAATTAACAGTTACTTCAAAATAGTCATCCTTAACAGTTTGCCCAACACTCGCATAATTATTGGATACATCGGTATTTTCAGTTTTAGCAGGTTCAGAATTAGATTTAGATCCACTATCTCCTCCAGCAAAAGTACCTATCAAAAATATAGCAATAATTACCCCAACTACTCCATACAAAACTTTTTTCATATAACGCCCTCCTAATAAAATTATAATACCTATTGTACTATAAATCTTTTATAAAATCAATATTGATACATTTTATCTTTTCCATGGTGGTAGTTTAGATGTTTCTACGGCATTTGCAATAGGTGTAATTTCAGGTACTATGATAGGTATATTAGAATCGAAAACAGCGATAGTTAGCAAATTAAGATTAGCTCTCATAAGTTGATGGAAATACTGTTCTGACCCATATAATTTATAACTTATCAAGTCCCAGGTATCTCCACTAACTGTCTTATAAACTTTTACTTTCTTCATACTATCGCCGTCCTTCTTTTCTTACTTTGCATTTCTTCAATCACTCTTTTAACTGCTCTAGCAATATCTGTATCACTTCCAGAACCACCGTTAATATTGATAGTTATAGTATCTCCACCAACCACAGTTTTTGAATCATTTGAAATACTTCTAATTCTATCTTTTAAAGATGATACTCTTGAAGACAAAGAGCTTCTAGTTTGTGAATTGTTAAGAATTCTAGCTCCATGAGGTAAATTAGCCATAACTGGAGAATTTACTAGGTAAGAGCTATTATTCATTTCTACAAGTTCAGCACCTCTCTCAGCAAGAGTTGTAAGTCCACCGCCAAAATAGTTAGTACCTGAGTAGTTTTGGGCTACTTCTCCATCTCCTTTAAACCAGTTAAAAGGATTTAATTTAGAACCAAAGTTTTTAATGCTTTCCCATTTTTTATTCAACCAATCAAAGAATCCACTGAAAGCTTCTCTAATCTTATCTATGATAACAGTAGCACTGTTCTTTAGTCCATTCCATGCATTAGATCCTATTTCAAGTAAAGCATTAAATTTATCTTTTATCCATTGCCATGTATTAGTGAAAGCATTTTTTATAGCCTTCCATACAGCATTTACTCCATTTCTGAACCATTCACATTTTTGATATAATACTACAAAAATACCTATAAATGGTATAAATAAAGCCTTATACTCTTTAATCTTAGCCCATACTTTAGCTCCTAACTCCATTAATGCGTGAAATTTATTTTTTATCCAAGTCCAAGTAGCTTTAAACCCTTCTTTTATAGCTTTCCAAGCTTTATTTACTCCGTTTCTAAACCATTCACACTTCTTATAAAGTAGGACAAAAATGGCTATAACAGCAACGATAGCAGCAATTATAAGTCCTACTGGGTTTGCTGTAAATGCAACCTTTAGAGCTAACCCAACCGCTTTAATTATTCCAATAAATTTTCCACCTAAAAAAGTTCCAATTTTTACGAAAGTTCCAAAGACTTTTGATGCCAAAGGGAACATTTTCTTTAATGCAAAGAATACTCCACCTTTGCTCTTGAAAGCACCAAACTTATATAACCAACCTACACCTTTTGCGAATGGCCCTAATAATAGTTTATTAGCAACTCCCATACCTAAATTCATTGCTGCAAATCCAGCAACCATCTTAACTATAAAAGCTACTAGCTTAGGATTTTCTTTTATAAAATTAGCTATCTTTCCAGCGAATTCTTTTAAAGTATTTAGAGTTTCTTTAAGCTCAGGAGCTATGCTCTTTCCAATGTCAGCAAGAGCATTAAAAGCATTGTTCCTAAATATTTTCAATTGATTAGTTAAAGTGTTTAATCTGTCTTCATACTCTCCATTAACCTTTTCATTTTCTGATACAGCTTGTTTTGCTTTATCTAGTTTTTCCTTAACTCCATCTAAGTTTTCTGACAACACAGATAATCCGTTGATTACAGATTTATCACTTCCAAAGATATCACTGATTAACGCTGACTTGTCTGCGACATTAGAATTCTTAATCTTTTCTAGTACTTTTAAGATAGTACCTTCAGCATTTTCAGCCATTTCTTTGTTTATAGTTCCAGGGTCAAATCCTAGACGTTGCAATGCAGCAGCTTTGTTCTTAGTGTTAGCTCCTTGCGATAATTCAGAATATAGTTTACCTAACACAGTACTTGTTTGCTCAGCAGTTACTCCAGTAGATATAAGAGATGTAGCAAATGCCATGTTAGATTCTTTGGATAAGTTTATAGACTTAGCAAATCCTCCAGTTCTTGCCGATACATCTGCTAGTTGTGCAGCTGTAACAGAGTAGTTATTTGATAGCATATTAAGAGTATCCATGTATGAAAAAAGCTCATCTTTAGATAAATTTAATTGCTCTTTTGTTTTGGCCAAGAATGTTCCTGCCTCATCTGTAGATATATCAAAAGCCACTTTCATTTTTCCCGCCATGTCTGAGTAAGCTACGATATCTTCTCCAGCTATTCCTGATTGTGCTAAACTTCCTGCTATTTCATTAATTTCTATTTGAGACAAAGGGCCATTTTTAGATAATTCAGCTAAATCATCATAGTATTTTTCAGCTTCTTTACCTAAAATTTTTCTTAAATCTGCTTGAGACTCTTCTACATCCATATAGAATTTAATTGGAACAGCTAATGCGGCTCCTGTTGCAGCACCTCTCCTAAGTTGCTCACTTCCTTTTTTAGAAAACGCATCTCCCATATCTGAAATAGCTTGTGCTTTACTTAGAGATTTTTTCAATTTCTCTTGCTTCTTTAGTTCTTCATTAACTTCTTTTAACTTTTTCTTATAACCTTCTAGCTTAATTCCTTCGTTTTCTAAAGCACTTCTTGCTGCTTCAAAGACATGTTTTTGTCTTTCTTTTTGCTTATTCAACTTGTCTACTTGCTTTTCTGCATTTTTAACTTGCTCTTTAAATTCTGCAGTAACATTATTAGATTTAGCATATGCTTTTCTAAGCTGTTCTAAATTCTTAGCCGCTTTATTGTATTCAGAGTTAGCATTCTTATATGCTTCTGCAACTTTGTCTAAATTCTCTAGTTTTTTTTGAGTTTTTACTAAGTCTTCTGTAGAGTCTTTTACTTCATTCAAAGACTTAGCTGCCTTAGATAAAATAGACATAGTTTCACTTGCTCCAGCAACTCCCATCTGCCAAATTAAACTCATGTCTTTAGCCATCTACTCCACCTCCTTAGTCATCATTGTTCTGTCTTTCTTCCTCTTCTTCTACAAATTTATTTGCTCTAGCTATCCAGTAATCAAGTTCATATAAGCTACAATCCAACATAGAATCGTAGCTTACATTAACTTTAAAGTAATTAAGAACTCTTAAAAGCTCTGTTATCATATCCAGATAGATTAAGCACCAGTTTCCTCTGTTACTTCCGTTGTAGTATCCTTCTGAGCCTCTTTGTCTTCCCAACCTTGACTCAAAAAACGCTTTACCCCGTTCACAACCTTCAAGTAATCTATTGATACAAGATTAAGTAAGTCTCCGTACTTAACTCCAACAGATTTAGCTGCTACAGTTATTGCCCAAGAGTCTTCTAATTCTTTTACAGCTCCAGCATCTTTATTTCTTGCTTTGAATTCTTTTTCACATTGCATAAAATCTCTTCCTGTCATTTCTTCTACATTTATGTCAAGTTCATTGAATTCTTTTCCACCGAAATTATATGTTTGTGATAACTTTACTTTCATTTAAGTCCTCCTTAATTTAGCCCTAAATATTTTCTAACTGCTTGGTTAGCAAGTCCATGAATTACATTTACATTGTTAAGTACATCTATCTCTACAACTGTTTTTCCACCAATCTCAAGTTTGAAATATGTTACTGATAAATCGATAGATGTTTCTAATTTTCCACTAGGCTTCATTTTTAGCCCATCCATTTTCTTGATTAAACCTTTGAAAGTTGCATCTATCCCATAAACATCAGCACTGTGTGTTTCTCTATTCATAGCTTGAGCTGCACCTTTACATTCAATCAAAATTGACTTTTCATTGTTGATTTCTAATACAGAGTCATCAACACAATCCATTTTGATTTTAGCTTCTAATTTCTTAAAGTGACCCATTAAAGGCACTTCTAATTCAGCAGTCAATCCCATTTGCTCAGATGTGACTGTGTCATACTCAATGTTAGGCAATTCTACTTCTGATATTCCAGCAAGGTTATTTGAACCATTAAAATATGTTTCAGCATCTATAAGAGCATTAGGTATTTGTTTTCTTCCCATCTTTTTCCCTCCTCATTAAGCTGTTAAGCTTTCAGCAAATTTTTGTAATGCATCAACATCATAAACTTTCTTGAAAGTTATAGACTTTGCTCCTGGAATTATTCCAAGTTCTATAGTCCAAGTAATATCTCCATTTATGATATCTATTAAGCTATTATCAACTGAGTAAAAATTAACTTTAGCAGACAATAATTGATCTGCCGCAACAAGTGCATTTAATCTAATATTCATAGATTTCTTCATTGTTTCAGCCATTTTTAAACTGAACTTTTTATCCACATTATTAAAATATGATATAACAAGTTCATTTCCAATGTATTTAAACATTCTACGACCATAAATGTACTTGTCTTTTGGGTCTGTTGCTAAAGGATTCTTAGCTGTTTCAGATCCCCAACATCTCCACCCTTTAAAGTTTATAGCAGTAACTACACCATTTTTATTTAAGAAATTGGCTTGTTGCTCTTTATCTAATCTAACTTCTTCATAATTTCCACTAGCATTTTTCCAAACAAAAGCATCCATTTTGTAAGAATAGTTAGAAGGTCCTTGACTTGGAACTCCATTATTCTCTCCATCAACTTTCATCGATAAAGCAGCATAATGGATTGATTGATGATATATTTCTCCAGCAAGTTTGATTTTTCCATATAGCAATACTTGGTCATTACTTAGAATGTTGTTAGTTTCTTTCCATTCAACAAGTTCATTATATTTTTTATCCACTGGAGCATTTACTAATGCTATTGCTTCAAACATTCCACCATTCAGTGTTTTAGCTTTAGTTTCCATGATAGCTGCAACATCACTTTCATGAGAAAAATCAGGAACATCTATAAAAGCAGGTAATTCACTATATTTCAAGAAAATTTCGTTTGCTAATTCTAGCCCTGTTCTTTTCATTGTTGTACTATCAAATCCACCGATAGCCTCTGTTTTTGTAACTTTAGATAAGTCTACTTCTTCGTATTCTATATCTACATTATTTCCAGCTACAGTTGCATAAATTTCTAATCCTTCAGCTGTGTAAACGGTTCTTGCATCTGATATAACTTGCTTTCCTGTTGCATTTTTAACTACTACAGATTCTGGAATTACTTTGTGGCTTGGTATTAGCACCTTTCCTTTTTCAAGTGCTTTATTAGCAAGTGTTTTCTTTTCTGATTTGTGCTTAGTTAAATCTAAGATATTAACTACATATAGTGGAGCAACAGCATACAACTCAAAGAAAACTTTGATAGCTTGTGATATAGAGAAATCTAAATCATAAGTGTCTCCAAAGTATTGGATAGCTTCTTGATAAGTCCCTATTCTCACTACTTCATTGACTTTTCTATTCTCAGCTTTAACTTTGTGAATCGGTGCTGTTCCAACTATAAAATGCCCATAATCTAAAACCACAGGTAATTGAAAGGCTGTAGCCCCTTCTTGTTGGTATGTACCATGTTTATACATTTCTACCTCCTATTATTTCATCTACTATTGAATTAAAATATTGATAGTCCTTATTGATTTTTGGATAATCTTCTACAGGAATTAATAATCTCCCAAGTAGTGGATATTTTTCAATAAGTTTCTCAATTTCTTCTCCAAAATATACAGTCCCTCTAACAAAGAGAAACTCAGGTAAATCTAGCTTTTTACCTACATAAATATATGTTTTCATACTATCCCCTTCCAAGTAGTTTTGCTATTTTTCTCTCAACTACTTCTGATGTGTCAGGTACTCCAAATACTCTAAATCTACAAACAGAATAAAAATAAGGCTCTGATTCTGCAGTAAAGTATTCTATAGAAAATGGAAAAGATTGATCCACAGCAAATTTTCCATCTACTGTACTTTCATTTAAAAACTCTTTTTTCAAGTAATCTCCGATAGATAAGTTATTCAGATAATCTTTTTCACTCTCCATTTTAGTGCCTATCCACACTTCTAAATCTACTGGTACATCATAGTTATCTATCCCATTCCTAGTCTGCTCAAACTTAGTAACCCTTAAAATAGCAAAAGGAAAGAGGTCTTTTTCGCTCTTTCCTTCTTCTCTATCTTCATGATTGATTTCAGGTAACAACCCATGATATACTGTAACTTTCTTATCTTTCAATTTCTCTACTAAGAAGTCAAATATTAGCTTCTCTACTTCAATTATCATATCCCTATCACCCTATTTATCTCATGTTCTAATCTCATTCTGAATTTTTCATCGGCATAGCCTTGTAGATATTCTAAAATAGATAAATTTCCAAGCATTTGAGGTGCTGAAACTGACATTAGTCTTTTAATAGTTTCTCTTTTTCTACCATTTTTTGTGATGAATTTACCAGTTCTTTCAAAAGCTCCTAGATGTCCACTTTTATATGCTATAAAAGCATTAGGTAATGATTTATACCCTCCTTTTTTTACGGCAGCTTGAACTATTTTTCCTTTTGTCCTAGTCTTAGGATTTAGCTTAAAATGGTCTAACCCTATAACTCTACCATTACTTATGATAGAGCCCGTTAAATTACTTTTGTTAGTTTTAAAGATATTAATACTACTAAGCAATTTACTTTTTTGAGCAAAATAAGACTCCGTTGTCTTTCTAATTTGCTCTGTTTTTACCATCTCAAGTGAACGATTAATAGCCCTTGAGATGCAACTAGGTAACTCACTCTCGTATTTTCCAAGAGTATTGATAACTTCATTTATCCCTGTAGCTTCAACTTTAACTCCTATCATTTTTCATCATACCTCGTTAAGTCTATTTCCAATAAACCTATGTCTTCCTTAGTTTCTTCTACTAAATATCTAACACCATCTACTAAGATTTTTTCTCCAGAATGAGGTGGGTATTTAAAGAAGGACTTTTCTATAAATAGAGTCATACCTTCAATAAATAGCCCGTCATTTTCTAAAGATCTAGTTCTGTTTCTCTGCTTATTCTGAAATCTCTCCTCATCGATAACACAGACAGTTTCTTTTTTTCCTACAGTATGTGTATCTCCAAACTCTTCTAAGTTCAAAAAAACACTAGCAAGGTCATTAGTAACTTCTTCTTTAAAGCTCATAGTTATGCCTTTTTAGATTTTTTTGAATTTTTATTAGTTTCTTCAACTTCTGTGTTTTCTTCAGTAGTTTCTTCAACTTCTTCGAGATTTTCAGCTTCTTCAGTAACTTCTTCAGCTTCTACGAGTTCAAGGGATTTAACTCTTTCTATGATATCTGATTCTAAGATATCCACTACTTCACCAGGATTATAAACTATTCCACAGTAAATCAGTGATTGTTTAACTTTTAATTTCATGCTATCCCTCCTTATTTAACTTTTAAAACTTTTATAGCATCAATGTCGAATGGAACAGGTAAAGGTCTTGATTCTGTTCTTACTTCAAGAGTATTGATTTTTGTATCTTCATCTTCAAAAGGGACTCTTTCTGCAACTATTATCCCTTTAGCTATATCTGCTGCAGGTCCATAGTGTAAAGTATTGTTAGATGGTGCAAATAACACTCTTCCTTCTGGAATCATTTTCACTGTGTCATATGTTTTTCCATCTGCTTTTAACACTGAATGTTGAGTTTGGTATGAGTAGATAGGGATATTATAAGGAGCTAAAGTTCCAATATATATAGCTCCACTTGCTAACTCTTTAGGATCTATTTGCCCAAAATTAGCATTTTTAATATCTAGTAATTTAGCTATTTTTTCATTTTGAGTAAATAGTCTTGCTGCGACTGGATCCATAACTATGTGTTCAACTTTTTGGCCTGTAGTTTCTCCTATTAAAGTTATTACAGATTCTATATCTCCTGAAATATCTGCATTTGGTTGATTCCATAATATTGTAGGAGTAATTTCTTGGACTGTTCCATATTCTATTTTGTCTTCAACACCTTCTCCTTTTACTACTATTGATCCTTTGAACATTAAGTCAATACACATTAACTCTTCTCTTCTTGAGATTTGTTCTTCAAAATCTGCAAAAGCTTCTCCAATTAATTTTGCTTTTTTTTCTTCAGGAGAAATTCCACCATAAATAGTTTCTCCTGCTGATTTAGCAAAGTAAATTTCTTGTGCAGAGAATGTTTTCTTTGGTGCTACTTTTGGTGCAGAGTAGTATTTAGATGCATAACTTCTCTTTACTACTTCAGTTCCTGGGATTAATTCAGATACAAAAGGAGCCACTAATTGTCTACCTTTTCTGTACTCAATTTCCCATTTTGGATATTCATGAGTTTCATGTTTTGCAAAAAACATGTCTCTAATAAATGTCTTTGGTTTTATAACTGACTGGTCATATAGTCCTAAAAATTCTAATAATACTGCCATTAATATCTACCTCCTAATTCTTTTACTATTATTCCTTTATCTCTAGCTTTTTTGATGAAATCAGCTTTTACTGTAGCTGCTTTTAATTCAAGCCCTTCGAAAATAACTTCCCCAAACACTACAACTGTAGTTTTAGTCTTAGCTGTAGTTCCATCAGCTGTTTCTAAAACTATTCCAAATAAATCTGTTCCATCAGATAATTCTGCACTTGCATTTACTGCTTGCCCTCTCTTAACTGATTTCCCTTGTGGTACTTCTAATTCCATAACTTTGTGACCTGTACCACTTAATAATTGGTCAACTCCATACTCATTACCTTTTTCTATAAAGCTCATTTTGTACCTCCTGTTTTTTTATTCATATACTTCAAAATATCACATACTGGTATTCCTACAACACTTCCTGAACCTTCTTCAGCTCTCGGTGCTACAGGAACAGGTGTTGCTTGACTCTCTTCTTGTATGTTTTTAAGAGTCTCTTTGTTTTTTTCTTTTTTGATGTTTAATATTTTTAATGCTAAGTTTGCAGCATCAACAGGTTCTTTGAATTTAGCCGTATTTACAACATCATCAAATCCTGCTATTTCAAGATTTTCAATTGCTTCAATTCTGTTTCTTTCTCCTTGTATTGCAGAATTAACTATGTTTTCATACAATTCTGGGTAATCTGCTTTGAACTTCTCTACAGTCATTTCTTCCGTATTCGTAGCTGTATTTTGAGTTGGTTCTGGATTAGGCTCTGTTACAGGTTCAGTAGGTTTAGAACCTGGGAAATTTTTAAATTTTGAAATGTCAAATGCTAAACTATTTACAATTAGTAAATTATTGACATTCTGTAGATTTTCTACTTCACCTACTATCTCATCGATAAATCCATACTCTTTAGCTTCTTCAGCATTAAACCATTTCTCTTCATCCATAAGTGCAGATAGTTCTTCTTTCGTTTTGCCTTTAGCTTTAGCTAAGTAAGTTTCTAAGATACTATCTTTAACCTTATCTAAAAGAATTCCAGTTTTTTCCAGCTCTTGCTTATTTCCATAAGCCCATGTTAATGGGTTATGTATCATAAACATAGCATTTTTTGGCATTTTTACAACATCACAAGCACTAGTTATAATCGTTGCTGCACTCGCCGCAAGACCATCTATGAAAGCTGTAACTTTAGCCTTGTGATTTTTTAAAGTGTTTGCTATTGCCACCGCAGCAAATACACTTCCACCAGGTGAGTTAATATGTACATTTATATTTTCTACATCACCTAAATTTCCGATTTCTTCTTTAATTGTTTTGTCACAAACGTCATCCCAATATTCTTCAGAACCAATAGTTCCATACATAATTATGTCTGCACTATTATCTTCTTCATTCTTCGTTATGTTCCAAAACTTCTTTGTCATTTTCGGCATTGTTAATCATCACTCCTTTTTCTTCTAATAATTTGTTTTCCTTTGCTAAGATTCTTACATTTTGCTCAAAATCACCCCCGTTAAGCTCGACAGTTTCTTTTGTTCTAGTAGAGAATCCTTGTTGAACTCTTAAAGTACTTGCTTTGACTTCTTTAAGTGGGTCAAGTTGTCCTTGACTCGGTCCATTCCATTGAGCTCCACTCCAAGCTTTTGTTAGCAATGGATCTTCTCCATAGTTCTTCATATCTACTCTACCTAGCAAATATGCTTCCCTTAACCATTCTTCATATACTACTTGTGTAAAATTGCTAGAGAACCAATCTCTTCTCTTTCTAAACATCTTCCAAGCTTCTAATAAAGCAGCTCTACTTGCTGAATAGCTAGCAGTAAAATGCTTAATTAGTAACTCGTAAGGAACTTCTAAAGCAGCTCCTATTTGCCTTAAAATTGAAGTAACGAAAGGGTCGAACTGTGCATTTGGTCTGCCTGGATTAGTGGCAACAACCTTTTCTCCAGGATTAAGTCCTTGAACTAAACCTGGTGTTAGTTCTATAGTTTCATCGTTAGAACTATCTATTTGCTCAGTTTCATCCAAGACTTCATGGTCTGCTATATTAGCCCCTTGGGCATTATCCTTATCACTCTCAATAAATATCGCATACATCCCACTTACAACTGCCGCCATAAGTTCTGCATCAGTATATCTATCCAGTTGCTTCAGTGCTTCAATTACTGGAGATAGAATAGGTATACCTCTGACTTGCTCAGGTCTTTCAGCTAGCATTATGTGTAATATATTCAGTTGTTCCTGCTTTCCATAAACTGAAATAAAGTCCGTTTCTACGTTTCCTGACACATCAAGCGGGTGTTTTCTTGCAACATAATATCCAGAAATTCTATTGTTGTTATCGATTTTCACTCCATCAACGATAGTTTCGTCATTTTGTAATAAAGAAGGTGTCATAACTCTATCAGGCTCAATTATCTGTAGCTTTAAGCTATATGGATTCTTTGGTGTTAAAAAATAGTTAAATTTTACAAAACACTCTCCATTCAAGAGAATTGTTAAGAAGACTAGGTCTTGAACCTGGTCAAAATTCAAAACTCCCATATGTTCAATCTTGTTATCAGCCCATAATTTGAATTCTTTTTCAATAGTAGTTTCAATTGCTTCGGCTTCTTCTTCACTAATCCCTATAGTTTCATAGTCAATTGCTGATTTTAGCTTTAATCCGCTACCTATAACGTTAGAATTAATTGTTTTCATGACTCCTTGAGCAACTGGAGCTCCCATATACAAGTCTCTTGACCTTTCAACTAGCTTTTTTCTGTTCTTGTAGATGTCTTTTTTAACACCTCCTCCTGTTGAAATCCAGCCTTTCATAGAACTTTTTGTGGTAGATGCTCCATGATTTGAGTATCCAGTATTCAAAATCTCAATTTTCTTTCTAGCAACTTCTCTTTCAAGAGCCTTTTTTGGATTAAAAAAAGCAATTGTTTTGTCCAATAAATTCATTTTTCACCTCCTTTTGCAATAAAAAAAGAAGATTAAAACCTATAAATCTCTAGGTATTACTCTTCTTCCTAATTTTTTTCTTCCATTGTTATTTAATTTGTCAAGTTCGCCCTCCCAGAAGGCTCTTCCTTTTCTAATTTCAGATAAATCTTCTCTCACAAGCTCTCTTGTACCAATTTTATAACTTTTTCCAGTTAACACAGCTATTTCTGCCTTTCTATAGGTTTCAATCATCTGCGAACACTCTTCTCTAGTGTAATTCAATTTATAAGGTCACTCCTTTCGATAAAACTCTTCTTTTTGATACTTTCGTAGTCTTTTTCGTAGCTTCAACAGTATATTTTTTACTTAAGTTAGGATTTGCTATTTTTAAAGCTGCATAAGCATAGTTCCTCAAGTCTAGGGGTTCATTTCTCTTAGTTCCTATCACTTTCCAAATAGTTTTTTTTACTCCTTTTTCCCAAACAGTAGTCTTAACTTCAGATGTTAGACCTTTGAAATATGCTTCATCATAGCCCCTATCTACATTGCTTGGAAAGTGCATGTACATAGATCCTGGTTCTTCAATTTTTAATCTAGCAAGAATAGTTTCTTTACCTGTATTTACCCCTAAAGTGAACAATGATATTTGCATTCTATTAGTCCTAGATGGTTTAGATACAAATGCAACACCATCTCCACCTTTACCCTTAATACCAAATACCCGTCTAAATTCTCTAGGCTTGATATATTGATAAGCTTCTTGAGTATAATGTCCTCCAGTGTCTATACAAGTACAAAGAATTCTTATTTTTTCTCCGTTTGCATACTCAAACTCTGTTTCCAGGAATCTATCCAATTGCTCCCAAACGTCATTTTGACCTGGTGAGCCAATAAATTGTTTGTAGTAAATACCCCAAGACTCTTCTCCAAGCCCCCAACCTACAACCTCAATTTCTAATCTGTCATCTTGAACATCGACTCCAGCTGTTAGCACTTGAACTTGGTCAGGAATTTCTGAGGTATACTCTTCTTTTCTCTTAGAAACATCTAAGAAATCTATCTTTTCTACTTTTTCTTCCCATGTTTGGCCAAGACAGGTATTTGTAAATACCTTCATCATTTGCATATTACCTTTTGCAGCTTTAAACTTTTTTATAATTTCGGGCCAGGTAGAAAAAGGACTATATAATTCTGAAATATGAAAACCTCTTACACTCCAATCGTCTACTTCTTCCTGTGGTTGCCATATTCCATGTATCATATTTCTTTTCCACTCATGCTCAGAAGATATTTCCAAGCAGTCAGAACATTTATGTCCAACTGGTTCAAATATTATGTTTCTCCACTCTAATTTTTGGAATGAGCCACATTTTGGACATGGAATATAAAACTCTTCTTTTGTTGAATTTTCATATTCTTTCTCAACTCTTGAGTCTCCTTTGATGGTTGGTGTGCTTGTTATAACTATTTTCTTATTCCAGAAAGTTTTAGTTCTTTCTATTGCTAAATTTAAAGGGTCTCCTTCTCCTCCAACATCACTTTTGAATCTATCTACCTCATCAGCAAGTAGAATTCTCAAAGGTCTGCTTGATAGCTCTGCAGCTGAATTACTTCCAACCAATGTAATATATCCTCCAACAAATTCTTTTTGTAGTTTAGTATCTCTTCCATCAACTTTGTTCAGTATTTTATTTTTAAGTTGTGGTGTACTCTGTATCATGTCATCTAGCCTTGTACTAGAAAAGTCTTCTGCTAAATCTTTGGTCGGCAAAAGATACATGATAGGAGCGGGGTCATAGTCAGCATAATAGCCAAAAACATTCAATAAAATTTCAGTCTTAGATAACTGAGCTCCATACATCATCACAATCTTAGATGTTTTTTTATCCGATATTGCTTTCATAACTTCTCTTTGAAAGGGCACTCTATCAGTTTTCCATCTCCCTGGTTCAGCTGATGTTTTAGAACTTAAAATTCTATATGAATCAGCCCAAGTATCTATAGTCAACTTTGGTGGAGGCTTCAATGTTTGGAATATGTCAGCAAATAGATTAATTGTTTTTCTTAGACTTGGATTTTCTATTGGATCCTTTTCCTTTGCTTTTTTCATCTTCCACCTCTTCTTCATCTTCCATGATTATGTTTTTATTTTTAAACAATTCTGGACTATATTCACTTAATTCCAGCAAAACATCTTCTATAGAACTCAAAACTATATCCTGAATATCTCCAAGATTATCGCAACCCACAACCAAAGGAGCGATTTTATTAGGTACAGCTAACAATTTCCCTTTTAAATTTGTGAGCATAACTGTCATAACTTTTCTAACTATGTCAGCTGAGTGCAGTTCGTTTTTCAATTCTGATATTTTTATAGCTTTCAATTCTATATCTTTAGCTATTTTTTCTGTTTCTTTTTTGAGTTTAACCTCTTTTAAATCTACATCTACCGAACTAGATTCTCTTAAAAATGCTATAAAGCCTTTTACACTTTCAGCCAATAAATATTTCCCTCTAGTTCCGCTTTTCTTAACAATTTCATCCTTTGCAAGCATCCGAATATATCTGTCTGTAACTCCAAATAATTCTGCAAGTTCAGGACTACTAACTAAATTATCCTTTATATTCATTTTCAACCCCTTTCGGAACGGAAATGCTTAAATTTTCGACCAATATTCAGATGAAGTTCGGGATTCGCGAGACCCGCTTGACTTTTTTATTTTCTGAAAGAACCTATTTCACCAATTGGTTCTCACTATATCCATTTTATCCTTTCATTTTTTACCTCTTTTTTGTTTATACCAAAGCATTTTATGTCTATAATTTGGCTCTAATTTTTCAACTTTATTTAATAATTTTTTATCACTAAAATGCTCCCAATATATAGTTCCTTGTGCTAAATTTCCAAATAAACATTGCCCTTCAATATCTTCGAACCTTACTATTTCTTTTGAATTTCTGTTTATATCTAAACTTTCTTTTTCTGTTTCAAATTCTAAATTCAGTCCTAGTACTTTATTTAGTAATGTTGTATGCGTATCTATATAGCTTCCTATGTGTAATTTTCCCAATGCAAATAATACTGGTGCATCTCTAAAGCCTATATCAAAAAACTTTTTATATGTTTTCATAAAAATCTCCTGAAATTAAAAAAACTCTCGTAGAGGACGTATCCTATTCATTTAAGAATCACGAGAGTATTGATGTTGGTATCCTGTGCATATTGGATTCTCACCAATGAAAGACTCTAGCAGTCTAACCAACGTATTAGGTCGATGCACCATAATTGTCAGAGGCTTTTTTAGAGTAGAGCCTCAATAACTACTGCCACAATTTTTAAAGAGGAATCTCTAAACTTTGCTACATGATATCATACTAACACATTTTTTCTAACCTTTCCATCCCCAGTTTTTTACCAGTTTTTTACCAGTTTTTTACCTGTATTAAATTTTGAGTCTTAAAATGAAACTCTAAATGTGGGAAAATTCTATTTCTTTTTTGATAAACTGTCTTTACTGATATGTCAAGTTTTTCAGCTATTTTCTCATAATCAACTTTATCTTTTTTAAAATGATTATCTAAAAATCCTACTTGGATTAAATCATAGTCTTCATGTTCTTTTACCATATCTAAAGCACTATCTATCCGAAATATCATTGCCTCATATAACCCAATGTCCTTAGATATTATAGCTTTCAAGTCTTCCATTCTCTCTATATCAGATTTTACTTCTACAAAACCACTCCCAGAAATTTTTTCTAAGCTATAACTTTTTAATAAAACTGGATTATTGAAATATTCCAAATCTTTTTTTATTCTGTTTTTGTATTTATTATAACTGATTAACACTGTTTCTATTGCTTTAAAAATAATCTTTTGCTCCTGTGTTGCCATTATTTCACCTCTTTAGCTATTTTTACGGACTAACTCAAATTCTTGAATTCCCCATTCCAAAACTTCTAAATCTATTCCTTTTTCTTTGTATATGGCTTTTGTGCTTCTTATAAACTCTAACTGTGCTTCTTCTAGTTCAGCATCTGTTAGTTCCTTTTTTCTAAAAATAGATTTTTTAATAATTCTCTCAGTTGATCCTTCTTTTATTTTTACGTCTATTTGATATCTGTATATCATTTTTAGCCCCCTATTTCTTATATTTCCCATTCTTATATGATTCTAATTTTGCAATATGCTTCTCAAAATCCTGCTCTGTTAATCCATTTACTAACAAGAGATTTACAGTAGCAGTTATGAGATCCAAAGCTTCAGCTTTAAAATTATCCATATTTTTAATTGTTGTAAAAGTGCTAGTTTCTCTAACTTCTGCCAATAACTCTTTGTACTCTTCTTTAACTTTTTCTAGCTGTGCAATATTTGAAGCTCTATAAGCCAAAGATTTATAGTTCATTAGCTTATTTAAGTCTATACTCATTTACTCATCCTCCATCAATTCAAGATTTTCATAAATATTCCCTACTACTTCACAACCTTGTGCAACAACATCAATCAAATCAAAAGAATACTCTTCAAAATCTCCCTTAAATTCTGCTTTAAAACTCCCATTTTCAAAAACAACTTTGTAATATTCTTCTCTAAAACTTTCAAAAAGAATATCGCTCTCATAAATTTCTTTATTATTTTTATCTTTTAATCCTGTGTATTGCATAAGTTCAATATCATTAAATTTATCGTTTCTTACATTTAACAAATGTCCAACTCTTTCAAGTAAATAAGTTACCTTTTTAGTTACATAATCAATTAAAATAACTTCAAATATTGCTTTTTTTTCTTTTATCCAAGCTCTAAATTTAATCTCTCTCATCTTCATCCTCCAAAGATTCTATTTTCTTTTTTAGTTCTTGTAAGCATTTATCACAAATACTGATTAGTGTTCTTGTATTAGAGTTATCTTCCATAACTTCTAATACATTTACATTACTAGTTTCGTTACAAGAATTACATCTAGTTGCATAAAATCTATATCTTGTTGTTTTATTTATTTCACTATTTTTTATTATTTTAATCATTCTCCAATCTCTCCTCCTAATCGAATTTATTTAAAAACCATTGTACAATCATAGCCAATATTATTGTAAGTCCCGTTCCTACTATCGCCCCAATAGGCATTAATAATAAAAACATTATTATTTTTTTTAATAACATCTTAGCCTCCTATTTCGTTATTTCTAACTTTACTCCAAAACTCTATATATTCTTTAGATTTTAAAACTTGCTTAGCTTCGTCAGAAAATAAAAAATAATTTCCTAAATCATATCTTTCATTATCTAAATCATTTCCATAGTCCTGAGTTTTCTCAACTCTTGAATTATTTATATAAAAATATATTCCTTTAAATTTTCTCATCGGCTTCCTCCTCGAAATAATGTCTAAAACTAAAGCATCAAACAATTCTTTATCATCAGCATACACCAGCTTCCTCCAGTCTCACAACACTATCATCAATTTCGCTCAACCACATAGTTTTAAAATCTTCAAAAGCCTTAACTACATCAGTTATCATAGATTTTAGAACTACTCCAATCATATTTCTTTTATGTGAATTGATAGTTCCAAGCATCATAATTACAAGAAACATAGTCCTAAGAAGTTCTAAACTGTCTCCAGTTTCTTTATGCTCACAATCAGTAAACGCTTCATCTAAAATTTTAACGACATCATTTTCAACATGATAATTAATCTGACTTTTAAATCTATCTACAATCTTATCTGATGCTTTTATAGTTCTTGTCAAAATAGCTTTGTAATATCTATTTAGAACCATACCCTCTTTATCCCAAAGTTCTCTATTAATTTTCAAGTATTTATTAATTAAGTACATAAGCGTAATTCCTTGCATATCCCCATCTTTGTGTACAACTCTTATTTTTCTCATATACATCACTTCTTATTTGCTTCTTTAACTTTCTTGATTCTAACTTTCAAACTCTCAACAAGTGCATCTTGTACATCTCCTTTATTTTGTAAAGCTTCCATTACATCTTCATCTCTAGTCTCTTTACAAACCAAATGATGGATTATTACCTTTTCTGTCTGCCCTTGTCTGTGTAGTCTTTTGTTAGCTTGCTGATATAATTCCAAACTCCAATTAAGCCCAAACCATATCACATGATTACCCCCAGCTTGTAAGTTAAGTCCATAAGCTGCACTTGCTGGGTGGGCTAGTAGTATATCAATTTCTCCTTTGTTCCAATCTAGTTGGTCTTGTGGAGTTTTCAAAAGTCTTATTCTTAATTTCGAGTCTTTCAAAGCTTCAATTATTCTGTCCTTGTCATGTTGGAAATTATAGAATACTAGTGCAGGTTTCCCATTTAACTGTTCTATCAGCTCTAAAAATCTTTCAATCTTACAGTCATGGACTTCAAAGACTTTTCTATTCTCATCATAGATAGCTCCATTCGCTAACTGAAGTAACTTGTTAGAAAGTGCCGCTGCATTTGCAACTGTAATTTCAGTGTCTTCAAGTTCAAGTATGGCTTTTTTCTCAAGCTCATCATAAGACTTCTTAGCCTTGCTATCTAAAACTACAGGTACTTGTTCATAGATTATGTCAGGTAGTTCCAAATAGTCTTCTGCTTTCATAGAGATACAGATGTCAGATATCTTTTCATGTATGGCTTCATTGGATCCTTCCTTGGCATCATAATTAAAAATTACAGTTCTATTCCTTTGCCCTGGTTCAAAATATCTTTCTCTAAATTTCCCTATTGTCTTTTCTAATCTTTCACCTTGATCCAGTAGATACAATTGAGCCCATAAGTCTATCAACCCATTAGGTGCAGGTGTCCCCGTAAGTCCAACAATTCTTGTTATCTTATTCCTGATAACTTTCAAACTTTTGAATCTTTTTGATTGATGGTTTTTAAAACTAGACCACTCGTCAAGTACCACCATATCGAATGGCCATGCATTTTTATAGTAATCGACTAACCAGGTAACATTCTCTCTATTTATCACATAAATATCTGCTGTTTTTGCAAGTGCCTTTATACGCTTCTGTAGACCCCCTAAAACAAGAGATGTTTTTAATAGGGATAAATGGTCCCACTTTGCTATCTCATCAGTCCAGGTAGCCTCTGCGACTTTTTTTGGGGCTATTATTAATACCTTTCCTACTTCAAATCTATTAAATTTCAAATCTGCTATTGCAGATAGAGTTATGATGGTTTTTCCTAACCTAAGCCCATATCCAGCATAAGCCCTAACTTGTCATCGCTAATCATTCTATCAATACAGTATTTTTGGTATTCATGCGGTATAAACCTCATTTGGCATCACCTCCTCTATAAACTTATCCACTTCTTTGAAAGATGCTATAACTCTCGCATCACAATTTAAGTTTTTTAGTTTATTTATGAAATTTCTCTGTAAAGGGGATAAGTTCTCTCTTTTACCCTCTGCTTTTAGCTCCACAAAATAGACACCTCCACCAGGAACTATAACTATTCTGTCTGGTACTCCTGCATTTCCTGGAGAAGTCCACTTCATACACAAGCCTTTTTTATTTTTTACACTTTTAACTAAATATGCTTCAATTTCACTTTCACTTTTTCCCATGAAATTTCTCCAATCTGATATGTAACTAACTTTCTTTTTTTTCTTATATAATTATATAAATATAGGATTTATAGATTTTATAGGCTATATATACCCTTTATTTCTTTATTTTTATATATTAATATAGAAAAGAAAGTTACAAAGTTACAAATATATAATAATAACAATAATACCAATGCTTTTTTATGTAACTTTCTATGTAACTTTCTATGTAACCTTAAAAAAGAAAGTTACAAGCATTTTTTATAGAAAGTTACATTTTAAAAAAGTTACACTTAGAAAGTTTCAAAATTTTTAGCTTTATATTTTTCTTCTGAAACCTTTTTGAACTCCATATTTTTCAAACCTAGATGCTTGTTTTATCTTTTCCCACTTAAATAGGGTTGATAAAATCTTATTAATTTCAATGCTGTCGCTCTTTTTTAGATATCTAATATCCATTTTTAAAGCTTCTTCCCATATTTCAGCGGCACACACTTTATCTCTTAATACCAAATCTTTTTCATCATATTGTAGAGTCACAGTTTCATATTCATTCAGATATGTTCTTCTAGCAAATAAATCCATAGTATTCCAATTTTTAGGTATTTTCTTGTCTAAGTAATCCAAAATAATACCCTTATACACATTGTCCTCCAAGTGCAATTCCTGTTCTTTTACAGCTAATTCTAATGCTTCTTTTGATAGAACTAAATTATAAGATTTATCTTTTGCAAGTTCACAAGCCTCAGCCCATATCTGATCTAACTCATCTTTCAAGTCATCAAAGATAGATTTTTTTGGATTAAATATAAAGCAATCTATTGGCCAAAATCTTCTATTCCCTGTTTCATCTCTTAAAAAGTTAGTATCATTTGCAGTTCCAAAGAAGGCACATCTTCTTGGATATTTTTGGGCTCTACGCCCATACGAGGCTCTAAAGACATCATCAGTTCTACTTAAAAAGTTTTTAACTAAGTTCATTTCAGATTTTCTTAAAGAACTAAGTTCTCCCATTTCCAGAATCCAACTTCCCTGGATTAACTCACAAGCATCTTTACCTTCCACATTAACCAAACTATCGTTATACCACTCCATTCCTAATATTTTTAAAAATGTACTCTTACCTACACCTTGTGGCCCGATTAGAATAGGCATATTATCCCATTTAATCCCACCATAAATAGCTCTTTTAGCGGCAGCTACTAATGATTTTTCTGAAACTTCTCTAGTGTATACATTATCTTCACAGCCTAGATAATCTATAAATAAAGTTTCTAGTCTTTTTTCTCCATCCCATAAAGTTGATTGAATTCTAGTAGCAACCTTATTTTCTGCATTTTCTTCTGCGATTAGATTAACTCCATCTATAATTTTATTTGTAGACGTGATTCCATAAGTACTCTCTAAATACCATCTAAGACCTGCATCGTCTGTATCAGTCCATAATCTGTCATCAGCTTCAAATTTTCTATCCCAAGGCACATCTTTTCTTACAAGTATTCTCGAAGAGAAAATATCCTTGAAGATTTTAAATTTTAATTCTCTATCTTTTCTTAAAATCAGCATTATATTAGCAAGAGAATTAAGTACTTTAGAACTATCTTTAGCATTATATACAAGATCTTCTGTCCAGCTATTATCTTCTTCAACTAATACACCCTCAACGGCATCTACATCAGGATTATTAGAGACTGAGAACTCAGCTATTGCTTTTTGCCTTCTCTCTTTAAGTAAATCTGAATTAACTGGAGTTTTAGCGAATACCCATTCTTTCATGGCTAGCCAAGAAGGTAGTTTGGCTACAGGAGTTTTAATATCTGCTTGGATATCCAAATGACCGAATTTATGTAATCTTACTAAGTCAAAAGCATTTACTAATTTTTGACTACAAGGGTCAGTAGCATGGTGAGAATATAAGAAAAGTCCATCTTGATATACAATAGCTCCAGCAGTAGTACTTCCGCCCACAAAAGTCAATCTATCAGATATATCACAAGGCTCATAAGTTCCTGGTAAAAACTCATCTATTGCTTGGTAGATATTAAACCTTCTACAAAAAGCCCCTACCATACCCTCTTTTTCTAAAGGGTTTTCTTGTTGCTTCAACAAAGTTAAATGATGTTTTTGGGCATCTGGAACTTCTGGCCATGTTGTCACATCTCTCCAATCAGCATACATGTTAAGGACTGCCTTACCATCTAGCATAGGCTTGTCAGCATAGGTAAAAACATAATCACTATCAGTAGAATGGCTTGGCCAATACATTAACCTAACAGCTTGAAAGGTAGTAGGATCACAATAACGCAATCCTATAGACTCTGCTACCTTTCTCGCTATCGGTTCATACTCATCAGCAGACACGTCTTCAGCTAATGGCAAAATAACTCTTATTCTTGGTTTAGTAGTTTGGTGCTTACGAGTACTGTACACTGCATAAGCACAACCTAAACTATTAAGAGTTTTTATAATCTTAGTATCATCTTCATAAGCTAAGTTATCTAAGTCAAGAGTAATTAAACTCCTGCTTTCAACAGCTTCACTTCTTCTAAGATTCCCTTTTAATTTTCCACCAACAAAGCCTCCAACGTCCTTAATATCATCTTGCTTAGCTTTAGAATAAGATAAGAACTCATCTAGTGTTTCAGCTGTTATTTTAGGTTTTCCTAATCTATCTACAAATTCAGACCAGGTAATTTCAGTTCGTACCCATTCCTTAGAGTGTCTGTTATTTGCTTCAGATATTATTAATTTTCTCGAGTTCTCCATCTGCTATCTCCTTTTATCCAAGTTCTATTATTTTAGATATGCAGTTAATCGCTCCAGGAATGTTTAAAGCAATTAAATTCCTAAAAGTCTCATTCATTAAAATAGCCTTTTTAGCTGTATAGCCCTCACATATCCCCATTATGATAGTAGTCCAATCTGTTTTTAATTTATCAGCAATGTTCTCTAAAGTATTTTCGTTATCATATTCATCTGCTTCATTCCCTTTCTCTATCCAAGACAGGTATTCAACTGCCTTGTTGTAATCCTCTTTCCCGTTCTTTTTTTCAGCACGAACCAGGTATTTAATCACATTCCATATTCTAGTTCCTAAAGGGTTAGGCATATCTCTAACAATAACATCAGATAAGTCTTTACATTCAAAATTACAACCTGGTATCATATAATGCTTTGGTGAATGTACGTTATCAACTGCTAACTCTATATCTTTTTCAAAGTCCTTTTTTAAATCTCTATCTGGAGTTTCTCCAATAGCAACTAGTATTTTCTTTTCAAGAGTAGGACTCTCTACATTAAGTCTTCCATTTTCTAAATGTGATAAAAAGCCTTGTGTAACTCCTATTTTTGTAGCAAATTCTGTTTGAGATATTTTATTTTCATCTCTAAATTTTTTTATTTTTCTTCCTATATGCATAATTTCCTCCTAATCTTTCATATAATAACTACCGGTAAATCCAGCAGCATTTAATATTAATCCTTTTGCCCAACTAATTTCTTCTGTCATAGTTTTTATAACTTCTTCTAACTCCACAGACTTTGGAACATCTAGTATTATCTCGTCATGCACGTGGAACACTATTGGCCAACCTTTATCTTTTACTCTTAGCAAAGTTTCTGTTAAGCAGTCTCTTGCGATAGCTTGTACAATATTTTCTGTTAATTTACCGCCATAAGTTGGGATAACTTCCCACTTCTTAGATGTTTGATTAATCCCCATGTAATGCATCTGCATTTGCCCAAATTGATTTTCTTTTAAAAATGGCTTTGGATAGAAAAGTTTTCTACCACTTGGCAATTCAATTGTGAAAAAGTCTTGGCCATAAATAAAGTCATACTCTTTAGCTAACTTTACGCATTTAACTATCTGCGGTTCTCCAGTCTCTAATACTTCAACAGAGGCATTCTCTAATGCATACCACAACTCCACAATTCTTTTAGATGATTTTCTCCATCTATCTACAATGTCTTTCATTTCTTCATCGGTTAAGCCCATATCAGCTGCACCCATAGCAGTTAAAGCTCCAACACTACCTTGGTATCCTAGTGCAAGTTCTGCAACTTTTCCTTTAGCTCTAAGATGATAGTTTTCTTCACCTTTTGCGATGGTATTTATTGGCACTCCAAACATTTGAGATGCTGAGGCCTCATAGATTTTTCCATGAGTTTTAAACACTTCCATTCTCCACTCTTCTCCAGCAAGCCAAGCTATAACTCTTGCCTCTATTGCAGAGAAGTCTGATACCACAAAGTGATTACCTTCAGAGGGGATAAATGCTGTCCTGATAAGCTGAGATAAGGTATCAGGTATATTTCCATAAAGCATTTCTAATAGTTCACCATCACCTTTTTTAATAACATCTCTAGCTACATCTAAAGTTTCTATATAGTTACGAGGCAAGTTCTGTACTTGAACTAATCTTCCTGCATATCTACCAGTTCTGTTAGCACCATAAAATTGTAAGAGACCTCTAACTCTTTCATCTTTACACATAGCTTCGTCCATAGCTTTATATTTCTTAACAGATGTTTTAGAAAGCTCTTGCCTTATTTCCAAAACTCTTTTAGCTTTTCCATCATCTAGAATATCTATCATTTTTCCTACTGTAGCTTTTTGCAAATTCTCAACTTCTTCTCCTGCTTCTTCTAACCAATTTAGTAACTGACTAGTAGAATTGGGATTGTCTAACTTTGTTATCTCTCTTGCTTCTTCTAGTAAATTAGCTCTGGATAATGCATCAATATATAGAGCACCGTGGACTAATTCACTATCAACTCTTACACCATAGGCATTCATAAAAGTATCCAATATCCAAAGTTTCCATTCCCTGTCAGGGACAGGAAAAGCACTTAATCTTCTACCTATTTCCATTTCAGTAACTACGTCTTGAACGCAATATTCTTTAAATAGAGCCCATTTTTCTGGAGCATGTTGAGGTAAGTTTCTAGCCCTATTCCCATTGCTCTTAGTAGGATTACAAGGTATACAGAAGTATCTTATTAAAGCACTACCAGTAGTTAATTTTTTCTTATCTTGTGGTAAGCCCATTGCATTGCCTATTGCAGCAAGACCTGCTGTGTACCCACAATAAAGACCATGTACCATAGTACAATGCCATTGTTCCAAAGGAGTTTCTATTCCAGCCATATTCAAGCACCACCACTCAAAGACAGCGTTATAGGCATACTTAGTACATTTTTCATCTTTTAAAAGGGCTAATACTTCTTCAGGAATAGCTTCACCTTGTGCAAGGTCTACTATTTTTACATCCTGGCCATCAACAGAATAAGCGAATAGAAGTATCTGAAAATCATTACTCATTGCATATTTATATGCACCTGACTTACCAATGTCTACAGAGCTAAATGTTTCTATATCTATATTTAAAGTTCTCATAATCGCTCCTTTTTTGAAATTGAAAGGCAGTATTAAAACTGCCTTCCTTATAAGTTTTTTACAGAATCGGTTCTCCAGTAACTGGATCTATTTCAACCTCATCAAATTCATTTTCTGCTTTAATTCCTACAGCTGATAAAGGTTCTCCATCCATTAACTTTTGTACATTACCAAGTCCGCAACCTATTCCTTTCTTACCACTCACATTGTAAGGGAAAAAGTTTATTGACACTCTTGCATATATCCCTGAATAAACTTCTGATTGATTTAAAATTGGTTGTAGCTTCGAGTCTACTATTCCTGGTTGATAGTCTATTTTTGCACTTGCTGTAAACACCCAATGACCTTTACATTCAGGTCCAAACTCTTGACCATCTGATGGTCTTACTCCATCTCCATCATATATTGGGATAGTTGGTTTTGGAGGTTTAACTCCATTCCACACACTGCTAATCCCTTTTTCTATCGCAGCATTTATTGCAGCATCAAGTTTCATCTTAGTTTGTACATCAGTTTTTGGAACTAGAATTGTACAACTGTACTTTTCTTCTTGCCCTTTTTCTGCTGCATAAGGTTTAAATAAATGCACATAACTTAATCTTACTTTCCCTGTCATCACTCTAGTATCATTTGCCATTAATATCACTTCTCCTTTTATAAATTATTAATATCATCAACTACACTAAATTCATTTTCTGCCTTTATCTTGTTTGTTATCGCTTCTCTTTTATCAGATGCATCTACAAGAGTTGGCTTCCCTACATTCATAACTATTAAATTTCCAACTAGATTATTAAAATCTTTTTTACCTATTACTTTTTCCATTTGAGCTAATGTTAAGTACTTTCTTTCATACAGCAGTTCTTCTGCGATCCCATTTTCTTTGAGTACTTTTATAGCATCATCTGTATTTTTAAAACTTCTACTACCTCTACCATTAACAGCCTTCCAACCAGGAACATTATTTCCTTTTAAACTTTCTGCTAATGCATATTTTTCTATTTCTTTTACCCAAGTATCTAAATCACGTGCTTTTTGCAGTATTTCTCCAATTTCTTCTAGCGTTAATAGATCAGCAGTTTTAAATTCATATTTTGCAAGTTCAAGATTAATATTAGCTCTTGCTTTACAAGTTGCTTTAGCCTTACAGAATTTACAGTGTTCTCCACACTCAAAATCACCCTCACCATTTAAAGCCATTACAGCCTTTTCCTGAGCTTTCTTAGCAAAGGTTAGTAAGTAATCAAGACTACATTCCCAAGTGTCTATACCTGTTAATCTTGGCTGTACGATTGACATTTTAATGTGCTCTATAGGAAATATCATTTCGTAAGCGAGATAAGCCCCTAATGCATACAGAAGTAACTGAGCATTATTTTCAACACTTACAGGAACACCTTTTCCATACTTAAAATCTATGATGTGTAAAGTGTCATTAGAGATTAAGATACAGTCAGCTGTACCAAACCCACCAGGAACATATTGTGAGAAATCTACTTTTTGTTCCACAGAGATATGCGGGGTAGTTTCGTAACTGTACATCTGTTCTTGTATAAACTCTACATACTCATCTGTATAGCCTTGCATTTCTTCCTGATATAACTCTTTGTCTTTTAGCTTCTTCATAGCTGAAGTAAATTTCCTAGAAGTTAAACCTGGATCTATTAACTTTTTCACTTTTAACTCTGCTATTTCGTGTGCTAGGCTTCCTTCTTTTGCATATTCACTTTCTACATCTTCAAATTGCTCACAGAGTCTTACAGAAGGTGGACAAGCCATCCACCTTGATGCACTAGAAGGTCCTAATAGTGCATGTGCCATTAAATATCAACTCCTAAATTTTTAAGTTCTTGAACAAAAGCTCCATAACTTTCTTGAGGCAGAACAGTTATAGCTTTAACTCCAAATTTACCTAACAAATCTTTCATAGCTTTTCTGTTATTTTCAATGTCTTTTGCTACCCAAGCTGCTGCTATTCTTTGTAAATCATCTGCAGTATACTCAGCTGTCTTAGTTGGTAAAGGAGTTGCTACAGCTACAGGTGCTTCTTCTTTTTTAGCTGGTGCTATAGGTAGTTTTTGAGCAGGAGCATCTTCTACCTTTTCAACAGATTCTTTTTTCTCAACTTTTTTAGCAGTAGCATTATCTATTGCTTCACCAATTGCTTTTTGTGTATCTGATTTTGGGAGAGCTATATTTTCAGCTAGATTTATATAGTTTCCCCTTACAAAATCTAATATTTCTTTGCTAACTTCTTCTACACTTCCTGTAAATTCAACTTTAACCATTTTTTATATCCTCCTATTTGCATTTTTTATTAATTTGTGGTATCTTATCATTAAAGTGTGTATATTTGTCTGTTGTTGATGTGGTGGTCACAACAGACTTTTTATTTTTCAGCATACCGAACACCTCCTTTCATATCGCATAATTCCAGAGTTCTTTAATATTCATAGTTAGAGACTCACCCGTTACAATGTTTGACAGAACAGCAATATCTCCGTCTTCTAAAACTAATTCAAAATAATTTCCATCTATTAAGAACATTTAACCAACTCCTTTAATCTCTCAATGCCACAGGCATAACTATATAAAATAGATTATCCTTTCTGAACTGACAAGCATTCCTATTATTTTTAGCTAAAGCAATATCAAATTTTTCATCTTTCACATACTTTAGCCATAAGTCCATATATTTAAAATTCAGAGTAGTTTTTAACTTAGCTCCTTTATTATCAAGCTCTAAAACATCTAACAACAGTACTGAATTTCCATTAGGATATGCTTCTACTATCAGTTTTCCATCTTCAAAAGAGAAATATCTTTTTATGTCAGATGAATCTACTAGTTTTAACATTTTCCAGACTATATCATCAGTTATTTTTTCCATGGCTTTTCCACTTGAATAGTTTTCATATTCGTAGTTATTAATGAATGTTTTTATATCAGGTACATTTGCATTAGGAATAGGATTATATTCTGTTACTTCATCTTTTACTTGAATGGCTAATCTTCCATCTTTCAAAACTGCCATAGATTTAGCTTTTTTTAGTTCTTCTAATACTGATACAGAGTAAATTTTAGTATCTGTTCCTGGTAATTCCTCTCTTGTATCTCTTATTACTGCTAATCTGTATGTATCGGTGAATCCAGCATAACTTCCTGATACTATTAAGCCATTCACACTTTCATTTTTAGCAATAGTAGAAAAGTGCATTAAACTTTTTATTTCATTTTCTTCTAAAACCAATGCTTGTTTTCCAGCATTTTGAGAATTATATTCCTTTATATTCATTCTTTTTTCTCCTTCCTTAACTCAGCTAATTTAATTCTTATTTTTGCTATATTTAAACCTGTTTTTGTGAGCTCTGGAACAGAGCTAATTAATCTACATTTGTTCAGAATCTTTAACTCTTCTCTTGTTACGCAAATTAAATTTTCTATACTTAAATTGCTTTTATTACCATCAGCGAAGATAATTACAGAGCCTCTTGGAATCTTCTTTTTATAATGTTGTTCCCAAACTATTCTATGTTTCAGAGTCCATTTTTTAGGCTCAGCTATTTTAACAAGGGTATATCCTTCTTTATCAATTCTCTCGCTTCCAACTGGCTTCCAATTTGCTGGAATATTTCCTTTTTTAAAAGAAGTTTTGTTGGCTCCCATATATCCTTTCTTTCCTTTGTTCCAAGGAACAGATCCTTTTTTAAAGAATCCAAGAGTTCCTGTTTTAATCTTTTTTCTGCTAAGAAGGCCTTTTATTATTTCTGCAGTTACATCTAGATTAAATTTTTTATTGAAAAGCTCCGTTATTTCTTTATATGTTTTCTGAGGAGTAACTTCTTTCAAGAACTCAATCATTTCATCAGTGTATTTTTTCATAATCTATCCCTCTAACATTTTTGGTAGTTTAGCTGTTGCATCCATCATGTCATCTTTAAACTTTGCTGCTTTCAAAGCTAACTCGCCGTTACTAATAATTACAGTTGCGAGTTTTATCATAGTTTCGCTCCTACTAATTTCCTTCTCTAACTCTTCTTCTGAAATATTTTCTTTACTAAGTTTATCCATTTGTTCAAATAATTTTGAGTTTAGATCGCTTAATGTATTCATTCTTTTCTCTCCTTCCAGTCCATTTCTTCAGCTTCTTTCTTCTCTCTATATAACTTAATTGCCATACCTTTTGCACTGTAATTTCTAAGTCCAAGGACTTTTTCACGACTTCTTTTTTTGTATGCTGCATTCTGTTTAGATTTTTCTCTCCAGTATTGCTTCTCACATACAGCTGAACAATACTTAACTCTTTTATCTTTAAAATCAGTAACATGAACATGAACTCCACAGTATGCACAAACAAACTCTCTTGGGCAGTCTACATTGCTATAAAATTGATTAACTTTTATTCCCACACTTAATCACCTACATACATTCCATCTCTATGAGAAATTAAACATGGCATTTGTACTGTTTTTTCAGGTGCTTTTAAATCTATGAAATTTAAAACTGTCGCATATCCCCTTGCTAATCTCACGTCTATGATAAAATCATTTCCTTTTATAATTAATCCAGGATCTATAAGTTCTCTAGTTGGATCATAATTTATATTGGCTGCACACTTATAGAAGTTGTAAGTATCTATTCTATATTTGTCTTTAATAAAAATCTCTGTTACATCAGCATAACTTCTATTATTGTTTTGAAGTTTACTTAATACGAGATTGAGTAAATTAATAGTGATCATATTTCCTCCTTGAATTTTTAATAAATTCGAGATATAATCTAGGTGAAATATTACCTAAATATTTTCTCTTAAAGCATCTGTCATACAACTTTGGTCGGGAGTAGCAGATGTTTTTCTTTTATTAACTTTTTCATAGCTCTTCTCCCTTATGCTTCATAAACCATTCAGGAAGTTTTTCTTTTATAACAAGATGCTTCACTCCTATTTTTATGTAAGGAAAATCGGCATATTCTCTTGCTATTTGTTTCAATTTTTGTAATCCTATTCCTGTAAGTTTTGCTGCTTCTGGCATTGTTAACATCATCTTTTCTTCCATAATTCCACCTTTCAATTGTTTAGTTTAATTAGTTGTTCTATTATGTTCAGACATTCATTTTCTACAAAAGTTAAGTTATTCATTGGCTCACTATCAAAATGATTAGTGTCAAACCCAATGTAGTAAGCCTTATCTTTATAATCTTTAAATCTATATCCACTATAAGTTAATCCACCATGACACTCAATATCGTTGATATCGTCATAGTGTTGTTCAAAGTAAATGTGATTTTTTGGTACTTCTACATATCCACAATACCAACTAGAAAATCCGTTATCTGTGTGAGTAATTACATAACTAGATCCTTTAAAAATTCCAACTTTCATAATTTCTAAATTCATTTTTTCTCACTTCCTTTTTATAAAATATTTTCAAAATCGTATAACTCCACATATCTAAGATATAATTTAAATACCCAATTAAATTTATACTTAATTACATCTTTTAATGTAGCTTTTGCATACATTTCTTTAATTATCATTTGACCCCTCCCATATTTCCAGTAATTCTATTATTTTTAAAACCCTATTAAAATTTAAGCCTTTAAGTTCTTCTCTATCCCAGTATTTTTTTAGAATTGTGCAGTGCAACATAATATCCTCCTATTTTTCTTCTAAAAGCCCTTTTTTATATAACAATCATAGTCATTTACTATCTTTTCCAACATTTGCTCAATTTCATACTCCCTAGCATTTTTAAAATTAGATTCAATTTCTTTTTTATCCACTTCTATAATGCCTTGTCTTTCCATTTCCTTAACTAAATTTGTTAATATCTTTTCTATTTTTTCTCTATTTTCAATATACATATGTTTTTACTCCTTTTAATGATTCATACCACTATAAAGTTTTTCTAAATTATCTAATGCCACATCTTTCATTTCATGTTTACTAACTGCTAAAACATCTTTGATATTTGAGTACCAAATTTCAGCTGTTTTTTTATCGGAATAGTGATTGTAGTCAATTCCTAAAAAGTCCATTTGCATTTTTTTACTCAACATTACAAGTCCAAATATTAATCTTGCTTCATGATTTTTAAAATATAAATCTTCCATTTTTTTCTCCTTTTCCTTTTATCCTCTATTTGTGATATAATTTAAATAAAATTATATGTGAGGTGCTTGTTATGTCATTAGAAACTACTATTTTCCAAATTTTAAAAGCAATTGATGTAGCTTTTGAAAACCAAGATTTTAATTATGAAACTACACTTGATTTAAAAAAGCTTAAAATTTCCAAGCATCGTTTAGAACTTTTTATAGAAGAATTAGTAGATAAAAATTATATAAAGGGTCTCGTAGTTAAACACTCTATAAATGGGGATCCAATTATTTTAATTGGCAATCCTCGCCTTACACTAGATGGTTTAGATTTTTTAGAAAATAACTCTTCTATGAAAAAAGCTTATAAATTTCTAAAAGAAGCTAAAGAATGGATACCTGGCTTATAATTTGAAAGCCATATCTAATTCTAATTTCAATAATGATATCAAAGTTTCAACATCTTCTTTTATTAGTTCTGGATATTTTATTTCAATTTCATCTCTTAAATATCCAGATATTTTTTTTAATTTCTCCATTCTTATTTTTGAACTTCTTACTATTTCAATTTTTTCTTCTCTCTCCATACTCCTCCTTTTTTTCTAAACTTTAAGTGTAGTTAATTTTCAAAAAAAATTTCTTCAACAGATTTTTTATAATACTTTGCTATTTTTCTTTTAGTTTCATCTCTTGGTATTCTATAGTCATTTTCATAATTAGATAGAGCTGAAATAGTTATTCCAATAGCTTTTGCAACATCTTTTGATTTTTTTCCACCCCTTAATTTTTTTAATTTCTCTCCTATACTCATTAATTTCACCTCCTAACACAACTTTAAGTGTAGTTAATTCTCAAAAAAATAAAATATTTTTTTCTACACACCAAGTGTATCATAACTCAAAAATTTTGTCAACACCTTTTGTGTAAAAATACTCTTGACTTTTTACACGTATTGTATATAATAATGTTAAGAGGTGATTTATATGGCTGAAATCAAAGATAGAATTGTAAGTTTAAGAAATGAAAAAAATATAACGCAAAGTCAATTAGCAGAAGAATTAAACATATCTCCTAGTGCAATAGGGATGTATGAACAAGGTAGAAGAAAACCAAGTTATGAATTATTAGAAGAAATATGTGATTATTTTAATGTCGATATGGACTACTTAATGGGAAGAAGTGATATTAAAAATAGATATCAAGCTGGTCTAAAATATGACTGGGAAGATAAAAAACAAGAAGATTCTAATATAGATATGAAGACTGTAAATACTGACTATATAATGATACCTTTGTATGAGAGTATTTCAGCAGGATACGGAGCTAGTAATTCTGAATTTATAGAAATGATTCCAGTTTTTGGATTAAAGAAAAATGGAACAACATATTTTGCTGTAAAAGTTGAAGGAGATAGTATGGAGCCTAAAATACCAAATGGCTCTACTATCATAATAAAAAAGGATATTCAAATTGAAAGTGGAGAAATAGGTGCATTTAATCTAAATGATGAAAATTTTGTTAAACAAAAAAAAGTAGTAAAAGACAGATTAATTCTACATTCATTTAATTTAGCTTATGATGATAAGGTTGTGAATGAATTTGATGATTTTATAGAATATGGTAAAGTTGTTAAAGTTATGATTGATTTATAAAAATAAAAAAAAGGGGAGATGGGGTTATTTATGCTTTTTATGGTAATAGTTGTTTTTATTATAATATTGTTATTTGTATCTGGTGATGCTGAAGTAAAACGTAAAAAATTAAAACAAGGATATGAGGAACAAATTTTACAATTAAAAGATTCTAATTTTAGGTTGCAAGAAAATATAAATTCTTTGCATGTTAAATTAAATTCAAGATTAAATCCTGATGAGATTATGATTGAAAAGTTACAAAAAGAAATTAGAAGTTTAAAGAGAGATAAAGAAAATATGGAACAATATGTTCAATCATATAAAAACACATATTTAGATATACAAGAAAAAAAACTTATACTTGAAAAACTTGAAAAACAAGAAGAAACTCAAAATAGAAAGATTAAAAAATTAAAAGAAATTTTTAAAAGCATTCAAAACTCTATTGATAGTTTTCATAGTAATGGATATATTGTTAATAATTTAAACAATGAAATTATTTCTATTTTTCCAAATACAGAATTAAAATTGCATTATATGGATATAAAGGAACTTAATAAATTATTTAGGGAAAATCAAAAAGATATACAAAAAGTTTTAGATGCTTATGAAAATAGATATACAACTAAGGCTAATAAAAACATATATCATCTGATGGTTGTTGCATTACAAGCAGAATTACAAAATGTTTTATATAATTTGAAATTTGAAAAACTAGAAAAAGGAATTGAAGATATAAAATCTATTACACAAAAATACTTAAAACTTGCTGAAGAAGGTAATCAAACAATAGTTAATACGTTAGTTAATTTTATAGGTCAGATAGAATATTTGTTCATTAATGCGGTTAAAATTGAATACAACTATTATGTAAAAAAAGAACAAGCAAGACAAGAACAACTTGCAATTAAGCAACAAATGAGAGAAGAGGCTGAAGAAAGAAGATTATTAAAACTTCAACAAGAAAAAATCGAATCTGAAGAATTGAAGTATAAACAAGAACTTGAGAGAACAGAAAAATTATTAAAAGATGCAAACAATAATCAAGAAATTGAACAATTGAATAAAAGAATTTTAGAATTACAAGCTCAATTATCTGATGTATTCATAAAAAAAGATGAGATAATTAATTTACAAAATGGAAAAGCTGGAAATGTATATATTATAAGTAATCTAGGTTCTTTTGGAGCTAATATTTTTAAAATAGGTATGACTAGAAGGATTGATCCTCAAGAAAGAGTAAATGAGCTTGGAAGTGCTTCTGTACCATTTAAATTTGATGTTCATAGTTTTATTTTTTCAGAAGATGCTGTCAATTTAGAAAATAAATTACATCAAGCTTTGAATGATAAAAGAGTTAATAAAGTTAATTTAAGAAAAGAATTTTTCTATTGTGATATAGAAGAATTAGAAGAATTGGTATATAGTATTGATCCTACTGCTGAATTTAATAAAACTATGTTAGCTGAAGAATATAATCAGTCTTTATCTACAAATGAAAATTATATTACAAATCTGGAATTTTATGAAGATAACTTAGGAGAAGATGATTTAGATGATTAAATAATTATTAGAAAATTAAATACAAAGAGATTTGTATTCTGCTTAGTAAAATAGAAGCTTTTAAAGGCTCAAGAGAAGAAACACAAGCAAATTTATTTGCTACTATATTTTTACAAGCTAATTATAAAGATTGTGATAATAATGATGAGATTCAGAAGATTATAAATTATGTTTGGTGCAATTACTTAAATTTTAAATAAAAAAATACCCCAGCAGTGATATTCGTAGTATCACTGCAGAGGCTAAAAAAATAAACTACATACATTTTTAAGGAGAGGTGAGTAAATGGAAGAACTAGAATTATACAATCAAAAAACTTTTGAAGATTTAAAGCATATTACAGAAGATGGAGTAGAGTATTGGTATGCTAGAGAATTGATGACTGCTTTAGGCTATAGTAAATGGGGAAATTTTATTAAAGTTATAAATAAAGCTAAAAATTCAATGGAAAGTACAGATATTGTGTTGTCAGACCATTTTGCCGACGTCGGCAAAATCGTTGAAGCTGGGATAACTTCTAAAGTTATTAATGATTTTATGTTAACGAGATATGCCTGCTATTTAATAGTTCAAAATGGAGATCCAAGAAAAAAAATGATAGCCCTAGGGCAACAGTATTTTGCTATTCAAACAAGAAAACAAGAGTTATCTGAGAAACAATTCAACGAACTATCTGAAGATGAAAGAAGATTAGTTCTGAGAGATGATGTTACTGGATTTAACAAAAAACTTTTTAAAGCTGCTAAAGATTGTGGAGTTGAGAATTATGGAAGATTTAATAATGCAGGATATATGGGATTATATGGAGGAGAAACTGCTGCTGATATAAAGAAAAGAAAGAAATTAGGTAAAAATGAAGATATTTTAGATAATATGGGGTCAACTGAATTAGCTGCTAATCTCTTTAGAATAACACAAACAGAAGAAAGATTAAAAAAAGGAGACATAGTAGGACAAATTCTAGCTGACAAAACTCATTTTAATATCGGTAAAAAAGTTAGAGAAACAATGGAAGAAATAAGTGAAACAGTTCCTGAAGAACTTCCTACACCTGAAAAAAGTATAAAAATATTAAAGAAAGAAAAGAAAAAGCTTGAAAATAAAGCTAAAAAAATAATAAAGAAATAAAAAAAATACCCCAACAGTGATATTCGCCGTATCACTATATGGGGCTAAAAAGAGTGGTTATATCTTTTTGGTTCGTAACTAGATTATAACACACTCTTGCTTTTTATGCAATTTGAAAGGAGAGTGATTTTGTATGGCAGGTAGAAAAGCCAATGGAGAAGGTACTATCTCTACTGTTATAAGAAATGGCAAAACTTACTATAAAGCTAACATTACTGTTGGTTGGGATAGTAATGGTAAACAGATTAGAAAAAGTTTTGGTAGTTATAAAAAGTCTGTGGTACTGGATAAAATGAATACAGCGAAATACCAAGCTAAGACTAACAGTTTATCTAATTCTGATATTAGTTTTGGAGAACTTTTCAAAGACTGGATCTTTAATTTTAAAAAGATAGAGGTTAGCCCCAATACTTTTTATGAATATGAAGCAAGCTATAGATTAAGATTAATGAACTATTCTATTGCTAGAAAAAAGGCTAATCAAATAACTTTAAAGGACTTGCAGCAATACTTCAATGAGTTACAAAAAGATTTTACAGCTAATACAATTAAAAAGACTTATATCCAAATTCACTCTTGTATAAAATTCGCTATTATACAAGGAATTATGATGAAAGACTTTTGTCCCGGTGTAACATTACAGAAAATAACTAAAAAAGAAAATATAAATGTATTTTCTAAGCAAGAGCAGGAAATGGTTCTTAAAACTTTAGACAAAAGAGATATCGTTGACTGCTTAATTTACTTTACATTTTACACAGGGCTAAGACTTGGAGAGGTTTTAGGACTACAATGGGACGATATTAAGGATAATATGGTTAAGATTACTAGACAGTATAGAAGAAATGTAGATGTGGATAAGGTAGATGATAGGAAATTAACTTATACATTTAAGGAATTGAAAACTAAAAACAGTGCAAGAGAAATTCCCTTACCAGATAAGGTCCAGGAGCTGCTAAAAGATATCCCACGTCAAGGCCAATTGATTTTTTCTAATCTTGGTAAACCTATTGAGCCAAAAAAGCCTCAGAGAAGGATAGCTTCAATATGTAAAAAATTAAATATTCCACACAGAAGTTTTCACTCAATAAGACATAGCTATGCTACTAGACTATTTGAGATGGATATCCCAATCAAAACAGTTCAAGTCCTGCTAGGGCATGGGGACATTGCGACTACCATGGATATCTATACGCATGTCATGAAAGAAAAGAAATTAGAAGTGCTGGATAAACTAAATAACTTGTAAAAAAATAAGAGATTCTTAATTGAATCTCTTTTAACTTTGTCTGTTTTTTGTCTGTTGTAATTTTTATATTTTATAGATATTTATAAAACTTTATTAAGTTTTTAGCTTTTAAAACTTACGATTTTTAGCACTTTTCAAATTTTATAAAATCTTATTAAATAAAATGGTGCCTAGGAATGGATTCGAACCATCGACCGTACGGGTATGAACCGTATGCTCTAGCCAACTGAGCTA